CTTTTCTAAGGACACTTCAAGATGCTGAACTTTTAATCATAGACGATTTAGGAGCTGAAGAAGTAAACTCATGGGCAAAGGCAAAGCTATATGAAATTATAGATTTTAGATATAGAGCAGAGAAACCTTTGATAGTTACTACCAACCTAGATTTAAAGACACTGGAGCAAAGACTCACTGGACAAGATGGAGTGGCGAGGACTTTTGATAGAATAGCTGAAATGTGTCAGCCTTTCGAAGTAGCAGTAGCACCTCTTAGAAAGTCTATAGGTCAAGATAAAAGAAAGCTATTTGAGGATATACTGAATGATTAAACCAGGTTACGATTTAACAGGTAAGCCGATACCTGAAAAGACTATACAGGACCAAATAAGAAGCGCTCTAAGTTACCACTGTGTTGTCTTTAGAGCAAATGTCGGCACCTTTAAACAGGGAAACAGATTTATAAGTACAGGACTTCCAAAAGGATTTCCAGACTTATTTGGGTTTAGAAAATCAGACGGCAAAATGTTTTTTATCGAAGTTAAGAATGTCAAGGGCAGGCTAAGTCCAGAGCAGATTAATTTTGGAAAGCAAATGGAAGAAGCTAAGGTTTTATATGGAGTAGCTAGAAACGTTGAAGATGCTTTTAAGATTGTAGGAGTTGATCTATGAGCTGGACAATAGAAACACTGGAGAAGAGATGAAGCCAAAAGAATATTTAAGACAGGTTAAATACTTAGACAAAGAGATAGAAGCGAAGTTAAGGTTGATAGAAGACTGTAAGATGAAAGCAGAAAGCACAGGTAGATTTAGTACTGATTCAAAAGTCCAAAGTTCAGAAGGTCAAGGTTTCTCTGATTGGATTGATAAGGTTATTGACCTGGAAAGAGATGTCAATCAAGAAATAGATGAGTTAATAGAGTTGAAGAAAAGAATTAATATACAGATTAATAACATGGATAATTCCTTTTATAGGCTGATACTCGTCAATCACTACCTTTTAGACCTAAGCCTTGCAGAAATAGCAGCTAAGTATACTTACAATTACAGTTACATTAAACACGCACATGGTCATGCTTTGCTAGAGTTTAAAAAGAATAATGAGGAGATATTTAATGAGTAAAGATCCTTATGTTTTATTAAAAGCAAACATTTTAAAGCAGGCGGTGTATGACTATAAGTATAATCGACTTATGCGAAAAGAAGTATTAAACTTTGTCATGTCAGATTGGTTCGAAGTTATATCATCTGAAATAAGTAGAGAAGCATTTCTCGATGGACTTAAAAAGATAGCACCTTTTTAACCATTGACCTGTGATACCATTATAATAGGAATAAATAATTAATTTCCTCCTGATAGGTTAACATGTGAGACCCCAAGGGATCCACGTGTTGGGAAAAATACATACATCATTTAAAGCTGTGGGTGGGAAGCCGAGTATGTGAATAAAATTAAAAAAACGTTAAAATTACATTTAATCGTGAGTCAATCGTGAGTAAAAGTTAAATAAACCGTTAAATTTAAATAATTAATCGTGAGTTAATCGTGAGAAATAAAAACAATTAACCCGAGCATTAAGGACCGACCGTATGACCTATGAAGAAAAATATCTAAAAAAATATAATCCAAACTTTTATAAAACTTATAGGTGGAAAATTAAACGAGTCGAGATACTGATTAGGGATAACTACGAGTGTCAGAAATGTAAAGCTCGTGGAAGGGTGTCCAAGGCTACGACGGTTCACCATAAGAAAGAGTATAAATACTTTCCAAATCTTGCATTGACTGATGAGAATCTTGAAAGCTTATGCAGAGCCTGTCACGAAGAAGAGCATCCAGATAGATTAAAAAAATTTGAAAAGGTAAAAGAGTATCAAGCCGAACGATGGGAATAAAGACCCCAGGGAAAATAAAAGCTGTTTTTCCTGGGTATCATCGACCGGGGCCGATTCATGGCTGCGCAACAATTTTAAAAAATCACACAATGGTGTACAAAGGGGGTGAGGTGTTGGGCAGAGAAAAAATAAAAAAAGACTTACTGGAGCAACTCCAAGAAAAAGGACTAACTCAAAGTTTCTATACATCACTGGTCGACGACTACCTCGACCTGTGGGATATTAAAAATATGTTAATTAAAAACATACGCGAAGAAGGAGTGGTCATCACCTATAATAACGGCGGCGGACAAACTGGACGCAAGAAAAACGACGCAGTACCCGAACTAAATAAAGTCAACGGACAGATGCTAAAGATCCTTTGCGACCTCGGGTTACGAGGAGCAGACATAAAAGTAGAAAAGACAGACTTTGAACTGTAGGTGATATCTTTGGTAAAAAGAAAATATGATTATCACCCTTTTATCAATGACTGGTTAAAATCAGTCGAGCAAAACAAAGTCCATAGCTCCAACGAGATAAAACAATTAATGAATATCATAAGAAAGACCTTAGACGATCCTAGGGTCTTTTTTGATGCAAAACAAGTGGAGAAATATGTAGAACTTACGGAGAAGTACTACTTCAAATTAATGCCGGACCAAAAATTCTACGCAAGTTTAATTCTTGGTCTTTACTACAAAGACACAAAACAGCTTGTATTTCCGAACGTCTTTATCATGGCGGGACGTGGTTGGGGTAAGAATGGATTTATTTCAACCTTAGCAGATTTCATGCTTACTGAACATCACGGTATAGAAAAGTATGATGTCGACATTGTCGCAACATCTGAAGAACAAGCGATGACAAGTTTTAACGAAGTCTATGACAAAATCGAAGGACTTGGAAAAGAAAAAGCAAAAGCACTTTACGACTACAACTTAACCAAAATCACATATAGAAAAACGAGATCCACTTTGAAGTATCGAACTTCATCTGCAAAAACAAAAGACGGTGGACGACCAGGCTGTGTTATCTTTGACGAGATTCACGCATATGAAGACTACGACAACATCAAAGTATTCACTGGTGGACTTGGGAAAGTACCGAGACCTAGAAGAATTTACATCACCACAGATGGAGAAATCCGCGAAGGAGTCCTTGACGACTACAAAGAAAGAGCACGGAGGATCCTTGAAGGTGAAACAGACCATAAAGGTTTCTTACCAATCATCATGAAACTAGACAACGTGCAAGAAGTTGGAAAACCTGATTTATGGGATAAAGCAAATCCAAGAATCAACTACGACGAAACCTTAAAAGGTCAAATCTTTCAAGAATACGAAGAGATGCTAGAAATTGAAGCACTTAAAGAAGCTTTTATAACAAAAAGAATGAACCTATCCTTTGTATCTAAAACCAAAACAGTATGCAGTTGGGATGATTTAATGGCTTGTTGTAAATTGCAAACTCCAGATTTAACTGGACTTGAAGCGATAGGATCCGTCGACTTCGCAGACCTACGAGACTTTGCCTGTGCAGGGTTAAGGTTTAAAAAAGACGGTAAACAATATTTTATAAGTCACGCTTGGGTACACGAAACAAGCTTGGAACTTACGAACTATAACGTGGATCTAAAACAGGCGGCAAAAGACGGAGAACTTACGATAATTAAAAAAATCGAAAGTCCAACAATACCGCCTGAAGTCCTGGCGGACTGGTTCTTAGAACAAGTTGAGGAAAACTCGTACTACATCAAAACAATCAAGTGCGACTCTTTCCGATATGGAGCAATAAAAGAAGTATTTGAAAGTAGAGGACTACCAAAAGTCGAATTAATAAGAAGTGGAACGATAAGTCATAACTTAGTCGCACCAGTCTTAGACACTTTACTTGCAAATCATGAACTCGGACTACCTGATAGTAAACTTTTCAGATGGTTTGTGTGGAATGTCAAAAGAGAAACCGACAAAAAGGGCAATGTCGCTTATTACAAAATAGAACCTATTAAACGAAAGACAGATGGTTTCTTCTGTCTACTTCATAGCTTAATTGGTGATGACTTGGAAGAAGCAAAAGAAATGATATCTCTTCCGGTTTACACATATTAATCAGAAAGGAGGTAAACATGAGCATTAGAACTTGGATCGCAGGACGATTTCCTGCACTCTTTAGAAATAGTCAAGAAATTAGAATACATGAGGAATATTGCAGTCCATCAATAGAAAGTTACTACAAGATGCTAGCGATAGAATCAGCGATTAATCTTATAAGTAGCACATTGACACAGGCTGAATTTAAAACATTTAAACAAGGAAAAGAAGTCAAAGAAAATAACTACTACCTTTTCAATGTAGAAGCGAATCCGAACCAAAACTCAATAAGGTTCTGGAAAAAAGTTATTGAAAAGCTTGTAAAAGACAATGAAGCACTTGTCATCATGCAAGATGATAACTTATACGTCGCTGACAGCTTCGAGAGAAAATCCTTTGCGTTCGTACCAAATATTTATACGAATGTAATTATAGAAGATTACAAGTTAAAAGACACATTTAGAGAAGATCAGGTCTTCTACTTAGAACTACACTCAAACAAAGTCAAAGGATTAATCGACAGTCTTTATGATGACTACGGAAAATTAATTGAATATTCAAAAGACAACTACAAACGAGCAAATGCGCGTCGAGGAGTCTTAAATATTCCTACCAATTATCCGATAACAGAAAAAGCACAAAACGATTTAAGAAACCTACTAGAAAATAACTTCAAGAAATTTTTTGAAGCTGAAAAAGGAGCAGTACTACCTTTGAGTAATGGGATCACTTATAACGATCTCACAAACTCAACCTATAAGAACTCTTCTGACAGTAGAGATATTAAAAACCTAGTGAGTGATGTCTTTGATTATGTGGCGGCAGCTTTTCAGATTCCTACACCACTTCTTACAGGCGGTATGAACTCGGTTAATGACGAAGTATGGGTGAACTACTTAACCAACTGTATCAAACCGATAAGTGAACTACTTGAGAAAGAAATCAACAGAAAGTACTACAAGAAAGATGACTTCTTAAACAAATCATACTTAAAAATTGATACAAGCTTAATCAATCCGATCTATATTATCAAATTGAGTAACGCTTTAGATGTCTTAACTAGAAATGGAATCAACACACTTAATGACAACTTGCGGATGCTTGGTAGAGATGAAGTTGAAGATGAACTTGGAGAAAAGAGATTCATTACATTGAATCTTTGTCCTATGGAAAATATGAAAGGAGGTGAAGAGGGTGAAGAAGAAAATAGACTTTAGACTTGAAGTAGTAAAGAAAGACGAAAAAGCGGTGGTCTACTTAGCAGGTGACATCGTAGATGAAAGACCACTCGACTGGTGGACTGGTGAACCGATGGAAGGTGACTACATCACACCAAAAGAAGTGAGAGAAATCTTTGAAAAGATTGATGAAGACGACATCGAACTTCATATAAACTCTTACGGTGGTAGCGTCTTCGCAAGTATCTCAATCTTTAACTACTTAAAGTCACTTGGTAAGAATGTCACTACGATTAATGATGGGATCTGCGCAAGTGGAGCTTCTTTAATCTTTATGGTAGGTGATGAAAGAATCATGCCTGAAAACACAATGCTTATGATCCACCGAGCAAGTACATTTGCTTGGGGCAACTGTAATGAACTAAGAGAACAGGCTGATGTGCTAGAAAAGTTAGATAATTCCACAGTCATGGCAAATTACAAGAATCATTTTAAAGGTACTGACGAAGAGCTTATGGAATTAATCGACAAAGAAACGTGGTTGTCCGCTGACGAATGTTTAGAAAAAGGCTTCTGCACAGAAGTTAAAAAGCTTGCAGAACCAAAACACGATAGTACGCAAGAAACTTTAAATAAAGGTATCAAACTTATGCAAAATTTCGCAAATTTAAAAATAAAGGAGAAATAAACGATGAAAAATTTAGACAACATCAAAAACCTAGAGGACGCAAGAAAAGAACTATTTGAAGCCATGATGGCTGAAGATGCTGAAAAACAAGAAATAGCTTTTACTAATTTTACAGAAGCACTTCAAAACGACATCATGAACAAGGCTGAAGATAAAATTAAGAACGTAGGTAACGAGTATAATGACAAACAAATCCTAATCAACAGAGGTATCATGAAGCCTCTAACTTCTACCGAAATGAAGTTCTTCAACGAAGTAGTGGAAAGAAAAGGATTTGAAGGTGTAAAATCAGCTTTCCCAGTAACTATCATTCAAGATGTATTTAAGAAACTAAAGACTGAACACCCAATCTTATCTAAGATTGATATGGTTGATACTACTGGACTTGCAAAATATATCTTTGCAAAACCTAATGAAGCAAAAGGATTCTGGGGTCCAATCTGTGAAGATATCAAACAAATGATACTTGCAGGATTTGAAGAAGTGGATCTTGACTCTTCAAGACTATCTGGATTTGTAGCGGTATGTAAAGGTATGATCGAGCTTGGACCAGAATGGCTAGCTGAATACATCATTACTTTAATCTATGAAGTAATGGCCACATCACTTGAAGTTGCAGTAGTAGCAGGAGATGGAAAAAATAAACCAATAGGTATGATAAAGAAACTATCAGGCGCGGTTGATTCTGTTTATCCAGATAAAGACAAGGTATCACTTACCGAACTTAACTATAATTCTTTAGTAGGAATAAGAGCCGCGCTTGCAAAAGCTAAACTAGACGGGTCAGGAGTTTCAGTTCTAGTAAACCCAGTGACTTACTGGTCAAAACTTTTCACTGCACTAGTTCTTAGAACTCCAGAAGGTGAATTTGTAAAAGATAGATTATCCACAGGGGAAGAAATCATCCCATCTTATGCGGTACCAGAAGATACGCTAGTTATCGGTGATCCATTCAATTACTTTTTAGGTGTATCTGGAGATGTAAGAATGGATAAATATACAGAAACACTAGCTATCGAAGACATGAATCTTTATATCTCTAAATTCTACGGATTTGGAGTAGCGAAAGACCCTAACGCATTTTTCGTAGCTGATATCGCAGGAGTTAAAGGTGCGACTGTACCAAAACTTGAAGAGTTCAAAGCTTCTAAGTCAGCTACTCCATCAATCTAGGAGTAAGAGATGAAGGTAAGAGTTTTAGTTAAATTTAACGATTTAAAAGAAAATGTAGTACGTGAAATTGGAGATGAGTTCATCGTCTCCAAATCACGCTATGATGAAATTTTAACCGCAGGAGATCTTATCGAAGAAGTTAAAGAAGAAAAGTAGGTGAAGTCATGAATGACTTAGCAATTTTAGAGAATAAAATAAAAAAATTCTTTAAATATACTATCGACGAAGACACTGATTTAAAAGATACCATACAACGAGGGATCTATAAAATTGAATCTTTGACGGGTACAGAAATAAACTTCGTAGAGAACTTAGAGGCTTTCGCTCTACTTCAAAACTTCGTAAGATACGCGATTAACTACTCCGAGGAATACTTCGAAGAGAACTTTCACCGAGAAATCTTGCGACTTACTTTGAGTGAAGGGGTGAGAGACAGTGTTGGAAAAAACTAAGAAGATGATAGACTGTCAAAGACCGATGAGAGACTTAATCGTCTTTGAAAAGAAAGTCGAAGATAGACCTTATGACGATCTAGAAAACTATAAACCTTTTAAGAAACTCTACGGAGATATACGACACTTTAAGTCGAGACTACTTACTCAAGGTAGGTCAGAAAATACTAAACAGTACATCGTAGTAGTCATACGATATAGAGAAGACCTCGATGAGAGTATGAGAATGACAATCGGGAATGACCACTATCAAATAGAGTCAATCATACCTTTAACCAATGAAAATCTTTATCTTGAAGTAACAGGATATAGATTCAAAAATGACATGGTCGGTGATTTCAATGAGTGATGGAATGGATATCAAAATCGATGATAAAGACGTAACTTTGTGGCTTAAAGAAATTGAAGTATCAGCAAAAGAAACAGGAATTGAAGTCATAGATGAACTTGGTGACTATACTAAGTCGGTAACCGAGCAAGAATTAAGAGCGATTAAAAGAACAGGTCCTCTAACTGGTAAGAGGACCAAACACCTTTATGAAGACGTAGAAAAGAAGAAGTACAGTAAAGGTCGGACAGTAGTTATCCAAGGTGGCAAAGAAACTAGGTCACTTTGGCATATAGTAAATGATGGTACTTATAGGTCAAAACCACATCACTTCATAGATAGAGTGTTAAATCGTGTAGAGCCTAGAGTGAAATCATTATTAGACCAGAAAGGAGCGAAACTCGGTGATTGATAGAATTTACGAGATATTAAAAGAATTTAATATACCAGTTAAATACATGTCACGACCACGATTTAAAGATGGTCAAGATATAGTTATTTCTTATCACCTCTTCAATCGCCGTGGCGCTTTTTATGGAGATGGACGAAGAAAACACATAACTGGTAATTTACAAATTGATATTTTTCATAAAAGAGATCTACAAAAACTGGAAATGAAAATAATAAAAAAATTAGAAGACGAAAACTTTAAATTCGAAGATTGTAGCGATTATGACGACACTTTAAACGGAGTGAGGTTATATCACACAATCCTAAGATTTAACTATTTAGAAAGAGGAGAATAATATGACAAGTGAAACTATAAAAGTGAATTGTAAAAACTTTCATATAGCCTTTTGTACTGAAGCAGATGGTCAACTTCAATATGAGAAACCTATTCATATTGTAGGACTTGAAAAAGTTAGTAGAACTGCTAAAGTTGCTGATGGTGGCAAATATGGAGATGGGGTTTTGAGGTTTAGCGTAAATAAAAAGACATCTTATGAACTTTCAGTAGACCATAACCTTATACCATCAGAAATTAGGGCAAAGATGGAAGGCGTAACAATATCTGAAAGCGGAGTGGAATATGGTTCATCAGCGGATAGACCAAATCCTTTCGCTTGTGGTTGGGAAACCGAGATGGAGGACGGATCCAGTCAGTTCATTTGGTTTTTATTCGGAGTAGCTGAACCGATATCAGTAGAGGTTCAACAATCAGAAGATAAGATAAACTTCACATCTGATAGTATCAGTATGACGATGATGGAGCATAACTCTTTGAAGAGATTCTACACATTCGTAGATACATCAATCGACAAAAACAAATCTATCACAGCAAAACAATTCTTTAGTAAGGTACAAACTGGAGACGTAATTCAAGGTGAGGCTTAATTATGGCGAAGATTAAACTGAGACCAATAGAACCTTTAGAACTAGAATTTGAAGACGGTACAGTTAAAAAAGCGTTATTTAACAATGACGCTTTTATACTTTATGAAGAAAAATTTGGAGAACTAAGCGAACTTTTAATGGACGACGTAAAAAAGGATCCATACGGAGCTACTGCAAAACTTCTTTATTGTGGACTTAAAGTCGTAGATCCTAACATCACACTCGAAGAAGCGGAGCAGATGATGTATATGGGCGGATTTGACCTAGCTATAGAAGTGGCGGAATGTATGACGAATAATTTTAATCTAAGGAGCAATGACGCCGCAAAAAAAAAGAAGATTCAGATGCTTCAGAAAGCTTTTTCGAAAGAGGAAATGGAGATTCTCAAAACTTACGAGCTAATTTAGGCGACTTCTGGGAATATCTTTATTTTCTATACGTAATCAAACTCAATCGACCAGAAGAAGAATTTTTCAAATCCACACCTGCAAAGGTAATAAGAATGATTGAACTTGAATACTTAAAATATAAAGGTCTTCCCGACGAGAAAAACCAAGTAAAAGAAGTTAACTCAATTCGAGAGTTTTTATAAGAAAGAGGGGTGAAGAATGGCGAAAGAATTTGTAAGAAAGATTAAACTTACCTTTGACTATAACGAAGTCAAAGAAGGAGTAAAAGAAACAAATAAACAGCTTAAAATGCTGAATAATGAGTACAAGGCTGTAAAAGCAGAATCGAGAGCAACAGGAAAAGCTATAGATATGCTCGCAGGTAGAAAAGACTACTTAACAGAAAGAATTAAGATTTTAAACGGAGCCTTGGAGGAATACAAGAAAAGGCTCGACAGTGCGAGAGAAAAAGACAACGCAAAGGCTGTGGAAAACTACAGTGAGAAGATTCAAAAGACAGAAACTGAACTAAGAGCATTAGAAGCTGACTTAGGCGCAGTAAACAAGAAACTCGACGAGCAAAAAGGATTCTTAGGAAAATCCACCGCAGAATGGGATAAGATGTCCAAGAAACTTAAAGACACAGGAAAAGACCTCTCTTTAAAAGTAACCGCGCCAATAATGGCAGCAGGAGCCGCCGCTTTTAAGATGGGCGGAGATTATGAACAAGCGCTTGGTAAAATGAGTCAAGTCTTTAAGACTAATGAAGATGACATCAAGAAATGGGCGGACGGTGCTTTAAATAACTTCGGATTATCTAAATTATCTGCTACAAGCATGGTGGCGGACTTTGGAGCGATGTTTGATACCTTTGGATTTAAACTCCAAGAAACTACAGAAATGTCAAAAGGAATGGTTGAAAGAGTTAGAGATTTAGGAGCCTTCTTTAATACTACGAGTGCTGAAACTTCTGAAGCTTTAAACGCTATTTTCACAGGAAATGTACAACCTTTAAAAAGATTCGGGGTAGTACTTACACAAACTGCACTTCAAGAATACGCGTACGCGCAAGGTATCCATAAAAAAGTATCAGAAATGACAGAAGCGGAAAAAGTTCAACTAAGATATAACTACGTTATGGAAAAGACAAAAGCAGCAGTTGGTCAATATGCGAGAGAACATGACAGTGCTTCAACACAGTTAGAGAACTTCCGAGAAATCGTAAAAGAAATCGGAGTTACTTTTGGTGAGGTTATAATTCCAATTTTTGAACCCGTCTTAAAAGGAGTTAATACTGCTTTAAAGTTTATAGCAGGACTGGACCAAGGAACTAGAAAATTGGTGGTAACTATGGCATTAATTGCCGCCGTTGCAGGACCTATTTTAATAGCAGTGGCAAAACTTATAGAAGCTGCAAAAACTGTTAAAGAACTTACAGGCGGTGTTGGACAAGCTGTAAAATCACTAAGTAATGTAACTAAATTATTCAACTCTTCGTTAGAAAATATGACGTTTTTAAAATGGGCAAAGTGGGCGGCATTAATTGTAGCTGTAGCTGTAGCAATTTGGTTAGTAATTGAAGCCATAAACTCATTAATGGGGAAAAAGTCGAATGTACAAGGTGTAATTGATTCATTTGGAAAACTAGGAAAAGGGGTCCATATGGGTAAGATACGAGGATACGCTGTCGGCTCTAAGTATATAGAACAAGATCAACTCGCAATGATTCATAGAGGCGAAGCAGTTATACCTGCAAAGAATAACCCTTGGAATCCAAATGCTAGCGAACCTTATGGCGGAAATAAAGGCGGAGATATTATTTTAAATGTGAAAATGGACGAAGTTGGAGAAGTGTATCAGTTAATTGACACAGTGAAGAAAGCACGTCAAATGCAAAGGGCAGGTGTTGTAGGTGCCTAAGATAAAAGTTTATGTATCGAGCATGTCAGGTGGAACGAGAGTAAAATACAAAAAGACCGTTAAATGGTATCCGCGTGATATTCAAGTTCCCGATGGAGGGGGAATGTATTGGGAACGTCCAAGATATCACTATGAAACTCGTTATTATCCAGAATCTTCAACAGATGAGATGGTTGCGAGCAGATACAATCACTTAAATTATGCAACATTAATATTTAGAAAACCTTTACTTAAATATTTACCAGAAAACACAAAATTAAAAAACTTAGTAATTGGATATTCTTTGCTCAAAGATTGGGGCGAATTTGGAAAAACAACAGCAAAATATATTACCATTGCCGGAAAAAAATTTACGTTTCAAACCATAAATGCTGCGGATAACTCTATAAAAATATCAGGTGAATATTTACCTGATTTATCAGAAACAGACAACTTGGACTTGAATTTTGATCATAAAACTTTAGATAATTTCTTGACTAAACCAGTGTATGCACTAGGACCAGTTGCCGATGGAATAAGTAATCCTCAATATGAGGGTGAAATGCCTAGCACATATATATATGCGATTAAAAATGAAGAATCGTCGTCTCCACCTTATATTGAACTAGAATATGACTACAACGAACCGAAATCAGGATATAACCTAGCGCCAAACGGAATAGTAGTAAACACCAGAACCCCAGTTCGTTTCTCCTGGAACTCTTTAGTTGAACAAAAAGGATTCGAACTAAAATATAGAGTTGATGACGGAGAATGGCATTCAATCACCAAAACTACAAGAGATAGATTCTATGATATGCCACCAGGTACAATAAGAGAATCTAGCGGAACAGTAGAGTGGATAGTTAGAGTCATGGAGGAATCGGGAGAATACTCTGAATTAACATCTGCAACCTTCACCATCGGTACAGTACCTCAACCAGTACCAAGGTTATCAAGTCCAGTAGGTGACTATATCAAAAATGGTAAACCTATCACTTTTGAGTGGGATTTCGTGAAAAACACAGTTGAAGAACAAAAAGCCTATGAGATAGAAATATCACTACCTAACGAGACTAAAACCATCAAAGAAACATCATCAAAAACTTCACACACAGTAGATCTTAAAATCACAGATTCAATCGTCGTGTACTGGAAAATGCGAGTGCAAAATAACTTCGACGACTGGTCGGACTGGACAGAAAGAGTATCTTTCCAAACAATAGGGATTCCACCTGCGCCACAGATTATGAGTATAAGTAATTCAAATAGACCAACAGTCAAATGGAACTCTAGGGAACAAGAAGCATTTAAACTAAGTGTAGAAGATATGAAGGGAAATGTGGTCTTTATAACAAAAGATATACTCGGAGCGACTGTAAGAGAATATAAGATTGGTAAAGTAATTCCAAATGGTAAATATCTATTCAAACTAAGTATACTCAACGCATACGCGATATACTCGGAGATAACAGAATATACTCACATCATAGAACCTACACCGATTGAAAAACCTACAATCACCATCTACAAGTCCAACTACTTTGTGGAGATCACCTCCGACTACTTAGAGGGTGAAGTGCTAAGAGACGGAAAAGTTATAGGTAAGTTAAAAGACGGAAAATTTAGAGACTACACTGGGGCAAATTATAAAACCTATTCTTATCAAGTAAGAGCTTTTAAAGATGATGTGGTAGGACTAAGTGATAAAAAAGGCTGTGTTACAGAATTTGGAGAATTTAACACTCTTGCGACTGTGGATAAACTTGAAGACTTCTTCTTGATAAAATACGGACTTAATGAGTCAATCAAGAAGGTGTATTCTTTTGAAGTACAAGGCTCGGCTATAAGTCTAGAGGGTAAGAAATATCCTTTCTACGAATTTGATAATCACGCGAGAGCAAGTTTTAATCTTAGCTTCTATTTGGAAAATATGGACCAAGTTATAAAACTTCAATCACTAGTAGAGAAGAAAAAAGAATTTCTACTCCGTGAAAACCGAGGTACTAATCGTCAAGGAACGATTCAAGGGGTAAACGTCGAATATGATGTCTTAGGATATCTTGTAACTTGCACACTAATAATCACAGGTGAAGATTATGAATAGTAGAGAAATTGAATTTAGATACGAACTGCTAAATAAAAACGATCTAATCAAAGGAGAGATTGACGTACTTTCAGGGTCAGTCTCTCTTAATTCTTTAGCGGAGATTAAGAGAACAGCACGATTTGAAATTAAAGAAAATGAACTTCAACACGTGGACTACTTAAACGATAGAATCCGACCCGTGGTAATTCTTGAGGGCAAGGAATATCCAATGGGAATCTTTTTAATTCCATCACCTAACCGCGAAAAGAAAGAGCAAGGAATTATAAGAACCATAGAAGCATACGACAAAACACAGATCCTTAAAGAGGACAAACTTCTGGATAGGCTCTACTTAAAACAAGGCTCGAAATATACTTCGGTAATTACTCAAATAATCAACAGTGCAGGGATCCATAGAGTATCAATAGAACCTACTGAACTTGTACTTAAAAGAGACCGTGAATTTGAACCTGGTACAAGTAAGCTAAGTGTAGTAAACGCTCTTCTAAGTGAATGTAACTATACTTCGATTTATAGTGACAGCGCAGGAATGTTAAAAGCTGAAAATTACATCTTACCGAATTTACGAAAAGTGGACCACAGATATAATGACTACGACATTTTAAACCCAGAAAACCTAAAGGTAGGGTACTCAACCACAGATGAAGTGGATCTCTTTAATATACCTAATATCTGGGTAGTTGTGGCTTCAAATGCAGAAAATGAAAGTCTAAAAGCGGTGTATAAAAATGAAAGTCCGACGAGTCCAACATCGATCACAAATAGAAGTAGAAACATTGTAGACTATAGAACTGTATCGGACATTGCAGACCAAAGTACGCTGAACTCTTATGTTAAGAGGTTGGCTTATAACTCAACGAACCAATACCGAAAGATATCTTTTGACACGCTGATAAACCCTAAACATTCTTACTCCGACTGTATATTGATTGAAGATGAGAAACTGGGAATTAACGCAAAGTACATCGAAACTTCATGGAGTTTTGATTTAAAAGCGGGGGCGACAATGAAGCATAATTGCAGGAGGGTGATTCAAATATGAATAAAATGGCAACAGTGGTAGGCTTCTTTGAAGAGACGAAAACTGCAAAGATCCAATTTGACGGAGAAGAAAAACCGGCAGAAAAGGAATATCCTTATTTATCCTCTTACTCACCTAAGTTAGACGATAAAGTCTTCTGCTTGGAATTTGGTGAATCTTTCATCATACTTGGTGAAGTGACTTTTCAAAAGAAACCTTTTGACTTAAACGAGACTTTGACGAACTCAATAGACCCTAAGATTAAAGCTTTATCGGAAAAACACGATGCGGATAAGACTGAACTTACGACGAAGATAGAGGCTAATACTAAGAGTATAGAAGCGAATAAAACTGCGATAGCTAAGAATAAGAGCGGTGCTGATAGTAGTATCAATAAGTTGTGGAGTTCAGTAAACTCGAATACAAATAAAGTCAAAACGGCGCAGGACACAGCGAACTCGGTAAATAGAAAATACAACGATTTAGAAAAAAAGGTTAATAGTAACGATAGTTTGTCTCGTGCTAATGAAAGAAACATCAGTGCTATAAAGAAAGATATGACTAAGATTTCTTCAGATATATCACAAATACGAAGTAACAGTCTTTCTATAATTGAAAATGATATTAAGTCATTAAAGAGCAGGGTTACCGCACTAGAAAGGAAGTAGAATGGAAAATATTTATAATCTGGTCTTAGACCTTAAACAGAAAATAACACAAACTGAAATTGTGATACCTCAAAATGACGAGAACACACAGAAATTCAGAATGAAAATCACTCAAAATGGTGAGAACTATAAATTTGAAGAAGGTGTCACCGCTGAACTTGCAGTTTTAAAATCAGATGGTAATTTCGTCGTGATAGATGCAGATAACCAAGGTGATGTCTTCGTAGCTACTTTAAGTCCTCAAGCTTTAACTACTACCGGACTTACCAAAGCTGAATTAAGATTCAAAAAAGGTAGTGAACTTTTAACATCAACTCAATTCACTTTCGTAGTAAGAGAAGTTGTCGTATCAGTGCATAGAGTGGCTTCAACCACTGTGTATAAAGAACTTGAAACCTTGGTAACGAAATCAGAAGAAATCACAAAAAAACTCGATGCGGCGGTAAAGACTTTTGATAATGTTGAAGAAATTAAGAAGCAACTTGAAGAAATTAACACTAAGATTTTACAAGCAAAAGCAGCACTTGAAAAGAATATCGAAACCGCGAACTTAAAGAGTGAGGATATTAAAAAAGTTATCGCACAAGCAGATGTAGCACTTCAAAGTTTTGACAGTAGAAAGTCAGAAATCGAAAATCTAAGAGATTTGGTTAAAAATGCAACGGAGTTAAATGTTTCTTTACAAAATTTACTTACACAGATACAAAAAGCCGAAGAAATTAATCAAACTTTAAAAACTCAAACAGAAACTTCAACTTCTGTGAAAAATGACCTCGTAGCAGCTACACAGACGGGCGAAAACTTAAAACAGGTACTAAGTGATGAGGTTACGAAAGCAAATCAAATAGAGCCGACCTTGAAAGCTACGAACCAACAAGCCGAATCTTTGAAGACTACGCTTGTAGAAAACAATCAAAAAGCGGAAAAGTTGAACAAAAGCCTTGAAAGTAACACCACAAAAGCTGAAGGATTAAACACGAACCTACAACAGTTAATCAGCGATGGAAATGTAACCAAAGATTCCTTAGTACCGATAGTCGAAGATGGAAAAGTTAAAATCGCTACACTTGAGGATCTACTTTCGAGAGTAGGTAAGACTAAGAGCGAAGTAGAAGAAATTATCGCACAAGGTAACCTTGATAAGTACATCACTACTGTAAGTCTCGAAAATAAGCTTCAAGCCTACGCTACAAAAGATGAAGTAGATCAGAAAATAGGTTCTATCACCAAGTCTTCAATCGGACTTGGAGATTTAGAAAACTTTGGAATCGCAACTCAAAGTGAAGCAGAAACTGGTACATCATCTACTAAGTACATGACACCAGAAAGAACATCACAAGCGATAAGAAAGTTATCTCCTGCGCCTGATTTGAGTGGGTATGCTACGAAGAATGACCTAGAAAGTATTGATGTAACTGGACAGCTAGGAGATTATGCAAAAACTGCGGATGTAAACTCGAAGTTAAGTGGCAAAGTCGATAAAGTAAGCGGCAAAGACCTATCAAGCAACGATTACACGACTACAGAAAAAAATAAACTTTCAGGAATTGAGAGCGGCGCTAATAAATACACTCACCCAAACACTCACAGTGCGGACATGATAACCGAAACTTCGACAAAGAGATTTGTATCGGACAGTGAGAAGTCAGCCTGGAATGGTAAACTTTCGAGTGTAAGTGGTCAAGATATATCAAGGTCAAAGGCTAAAGGCTACAATACCTCAAGCACATGGCAATCAATATCTTCAAGTAGAGACCTTGAAGACTGGATAGGAGATTTCGACAAAAGATCGAGAGAAAATAGGGATAATATAAATAAAAAAGTCGATGCGGTATCTGGCAAAAGCTTATCTTCAAATGATTTTACTAATAGCTATAAATCGAAGTTAGACAGCTTAAAACCCGTAACTAAACAAGATATCAAAAGTTTAGGATTTCCTGAGCATGTTGTACTTACTGAAAGTGCTTACAATGCGCTTAGTAGTACGCAGAAAAATGCGACGGATATTTTTTATTATATAAAGGCATAAGATTATGGATACTAGAGAAATAACAAACATAAAAAATATAAGTGATATTCAAAGAGTGATGAACGGGAATCAAGTGGTGTGGCAAGGTGGAATACCTTTGAAAAGCCTACCGATAGGAGCTAAGGTGGTAGACCCTAACACCAAGTACTACGGGAAACCCATAGTATGGATAATTGCGGATAAGAATCATGAGGGATATCCTGCAAACACTGTGACTTTGATTAGTGAGAAAATACTTTGTTTTAAATGTTTTGACGCAAAAGAACCAAGTAATATCAATTCTTATGTAAAAATTCGAGGTAATAATAATTATAGAAATTCAAACTTGCTTCAGTGGTTAAATAGTGATGTAATAAACTGGTATAGTCCAAAACATGAAGCAGATGAGCCACCAAGTGCAAATTATAGCGAAAGTAATAGAAATTGTTATGACACGGAGCCGGGTTTCTTATACAATTTTTCGTCAGACTTCAAAAACGCTATGATGCTCACAAACCTTAAAATAATAAAATCTGGTATGAACGGTAGCGAAACGGTAACTAGTCAAGTGTTTTTAGCTTCAAACACAGAAGTTGGTTTAGCTAACGAAAATGGAGTAGCAGAAGGAATAAGATTTCCAATATTTAATGATAATTCAAGCAGAAAAGCCTATCCGACAGCCGAAGCCTTAAATGCGGACGAATATAAGTATACAACGATGGGAACTTCAAATGCTTGGTATTATTGGCTTAGAACACCTGTTTTTTCATCATCATACAGTGCTCGCTTCATTAGTTCGGATGGTTCTTTAAACTATACTAATGCTATAGCTGGTAGCACTGGAGTTCGTCCACTTTGCAACGTGAAAGATGACTCAATATTCTTCGAGGTGATTAAATGATAATAGATAAATCAATAAAACGTGTAACCGTTGGAAATACTGACATTCAGCGAATCATGCACGGGGGGGTATTTTGTGGCAAAAGGGCGTAGTACCTGGTCCGACTAAACTAATAGGTGGAAACTTACAAGCGGGATTCTATGGAGAAGTACCTGTTAGTGATTTCATCACAGGTGATGAACTAGCAAGAAGGATAGGACTAACGGCGGGAAATAGTCAAAACTCTGATGAACCTTGGTTAAAATTCTCTTATCTCGGGAAAATAGAGTTTGCCGCAAAGAAAGCTTTTAGAAGCAGGATTTCTTGGGATGATATAAACGCTGTAAATGCGGTATTTGGGAACAAAACAATAGATATAGACGGCTTGACTTTTAAAGTTCGTCTATTTAAAGGAAAGACAGAAGGCAAACAAAATGACCAAACTTCGTCAAGCGGTATAATTAATCATAACTCCGAGTGGAATAGATTGATGCTACCAATTCACGCAAGTGCGCCTTCGAATTGGAGATATCCAGGTAATGTAAATTCACCAACTGGAAAGTGGAGTAAAGGTTATACTGACTCGGATCTCTTAACTAGTAGTGATACAGGCAACGGTTCATGGACATGGTGTCAAGAGTACGGGGGAAGTTCAGACACAGTCTTATTTCGTGGTAATGTAGACGTCTCTGATTCATCTAGTATACAGCCATCTTTTACTAATCTTGTATGTGGTTGGCGCCCAGTCCTCGAATTAGTAGATTAAAAGGAGTGATAAATTGAAACTATTAAAATATGAAAAATTAGAAAGAGACACAGTAGTAGGAATCGTCTTTGACGACGACACCTACGGACTAGTGAGAATCTTGGACAGCACACGTCCAAAAGAAGAAATTTTAAAAGACGCATACATCATCTTGAAGAACTCGGACAGGTTAAATTACGAGGGCGATGTATCGACACTTGAAGACCTAGTACTACCTACTTCAAAGCCTACTTTCATGACAGTAGACTTCTACAGCTTCAGTGGTCATGTGTATGATCAATATGGAGATGAAATCTTCAAAGACATAAATTTTGAAGTAGTAGGTACTGATAAGGCTAGAATTGAAAATGGAAAACTTATTGAGGAAGAAGTGCAAGAAGAAACTTCTTTTTTTATTGTCGCTAAATGCGGAAATCTTGAAGAAAAGCAGGAAAGAAAGTTATATCCAAGACCTGAAGAACCTACACCTCAACCAGATATGACAGCTACTCTAGTCAAAGAAGTGGCAAATTTAAAGATAGACGCAATCAAAGACAAGCAAATAAATAAGAAATTGGGTCAAGAAGTAGCGAACTTAAAGATTAAATTAATGAAACTTGAAGGAGGTAAGAATTAATGGACTTTTGGAAAATGGCATACGATAACCAATGGGTAGGAATTGACATGCTAAGACAAGCGGTAATCACTGATACCAATCCATTTGGAGATATCACCAAAGAACAGTTTAAAGAAATAACAGGACAAGAATTCTAATGGAAGGGGTGATCTTCATGATGGAAAATTACCAAGCAATAGCAAACTTCGGAATCTTAGTAGTCATAGCAGGACTATATTTATGGCAAATGCCGAAAATGATAGAAAAAATAACAAAAGTAGTAGAATCAAACACTGAAGTCATTAAAGACACTAAAGTTTATCATCAAAAAATGGAAGAGTGTTTAAATGATATGAAGCACGACATTGAACAGCTTAAAGAAGCGGGCAAAGACAGCGAAGAGTGCAAAGAGATACTTTTAAGAATTGAAAGTAAAGTAGACGCTTTGGGAAAATGATGTGGGGCGGACAGAATCCGCCTCTAAAAGGATAAAATTATGGATTTTAAATATAAACCTATAAAGAATCAAAGACAAATAGGTAAACGAAGACAACTATCAGATATCAAATACCTAGTCATTCATGATACGGGTAATACTGCAAGAGGTGCAGATGCAATGGCACACTTTAGGTACCTTCAAACTGCTACCAGGTATGGATCAGCACACTACTACGTAGATGACAAGCAAGTTATCCAAACTATAGGTGATAGCTTGGTGGCTTGGTCTATCGGTGACAAATGGGGTTACAGCAACAATCCTAACAGGGTTAAAGACGCTTTAAACTCTAATTCACTATCAATAGAACTATGTATCAATAGCGATATTGACAAGGCAAAAGCTTATAAGAACTTGGTAGAACTTACTAAAAACTTAATGAAGAAATTTAATATATCACCAGATAGAGTTATCCGTCACTTCGACGCGACGGGTAAAATTTGTCCAGGTAGTTGGAGCGCAAATAACTGGCAACAGTGGTGGCAATTCAAAGAAGATATTAAGAAACCAATAGAATGGATAATCGACTTATCAAAAGACAGTACTTTTGGAAATACTGAAGTCAAAGAAAAGGTAGGTGATAAGATGCAAGATGAATTTAAAAGAGCAATAGAACTTGGAATCACGGACGGATCACGACCAAAGGATCCTGCTACACGAGAAGAAGTAGCCTGTATGGTCCTAAGAGGTCTAAGACTAGCAAAAGGGGAAGTTTTACCAAATATAAGCAAAGAGCCGACCTGAACTGCAAAGCACTTCTCAATGGGTGATTATGAGATTATAGAGACGACTCCAGATAACATAAGGATTGAGAAAACTCTACGCATACCTTTGAACGTTGATGGTATAAACGGAACTTTTTATAGCTTAAAAGGACCGGAAATATACGGACTTGCGATGCAAGACGGTAAAGAAATAGAGACTAACTCTTATGTAACTAATTTTGATGGCTTAAAACGTGGTGTAATCT